GGCGATAATGCGACGTATCACTACATTGACAATCTGGCGACGGCGATAAGGTTCACGGGGCGGATCATGATTGATCTGATCCCACGCATTTACGATACGCCGCGCATTATGCGCATTACGCAGGTGGACGGCAGCGTCGAGCGCGTAAGATTAGACCCCAGCGCGCCACAAGTATTGACCAACATGCAGGCGCCGAACGTCCCGCAGCAAATCAGCCCGCTGCCCAGCCCGCAGCAGCAGATGCAACAGGCGGTGACGCGGATTTTCAATCCGCGGGTGGGTAAGTATGAGGTTCAGGCGGACATCGGGCCTGCGTATGCGACACGGCGGCAGGAGGCTTACAACGCGTTCATTCAGATACTGCAGTCGGCACCGCAGCTGATGACTGTCATGGGCGATCTTGCGTTCAAGGCGGCGGACTTTCCGATGGCCGAGGAGGTGGCGGAGCGGCTGCAGAGGATGGTGCCCCCGCAAGCACTGGGGATGGGGCCGAGCCCCCAAGAGCAGGCGCTTGCCCAGCAGAACCAGGCGCTGCAGGCACACCTGCAGCTGATCAGCGAGCGGCTATCAACGGCGCAGCAGCATCTGCATGCCCGCGAGGAGCGCCAGAGCATCAACGCCTATGAGGCGGTGACCAAGCGGCTGGGGACGCTGCTATCCAGCAAGGACACGGACAGCGCCTATGCCACGGCCAACGAGCTTCGCATCCTCATCGGCCAGATGGTGAACGACGCGATCAGGATGGGCGGGATGGCAACGGTGGAGGCCTCGGCGCAGCAGGGGATGCTGAACGCTGCAGCCATCGGCGCGCCGCTCAGGACCGGGCAGGTACCAGGCGGACCAGCGCCGAGCCCGAGTGTCGTCTCTGGGCTGGCGAACCTGACCAGCCCGGTCAATCCAGCAGGAGTTGGGCGCGGCACGCCGCCCTAAGCGGAGATGTGGATATGAGTGAGAGCGCGACGGGCAGCGCGCGGCTGCGGCTGGACGATGGGCCGCCAGAGCCAGAAGAACAGCATCGGCCGCCGTCTGATCCCGCACCTTCTGAGCCTGAGCCACCACCGCAGCCAGAGCCAGGGGAGACGGAGCCCGAGCCGCAAAAGGAACCGGAGCCGGAAACCGCGCGGAGCTTCAAGGAGCGGCTGGACCGCGAGCGGCGGGAGAAATACGAGGCGCGGACGCGGGCCGAGGCTGCCGAGCGGCAACTTGAGCAAATCCGCCGGCAGTGGGAGCAAGCCCAGCGCGGCCAGCAGCCGAACAGCGAGGCTGAAGCCCGAGCGTATCAGCGCTTTGTCCAGGAGCAGGCTGACCGCGATCTGACCACCCAATGCAATGCGCTGTTTCGGCATGGGCAGGAGGAATATGGCAACTTTCGTGAGGACGTGGACCGGCTGAACTCTGTCGGGGCCGGGAACAACCGGCTGTTTCTCCAGGCGGTGTCGAACTTGCCCGAGGGGCACCGAGTGTATCATGCCCTGGCAGAGGATTTGGACGAGGCGAACCGGATTGTGCGCCTGGCGGACACAGACCCGATGCGGATGGTGACGGAGCTGGCCAGGATTGCGGTGAGCAACGCGACGGCGCCAAGCAATGGGCGTGAGTTGTCCGCTCCGCGGCAGGCAAGTGCGGCACCTCCGCCAATCCGGCCGATTGGGGGTAATAGCAGCCGGGCGACCAATCTGGAACGCGTGCCGATGTCAGAATACGTCCGGATTATGGACCAGCGCGAGATCGAGCGCAGGAGGAGGGGAGAGCGCTAGTCATGGTGACCACCCAACATCCCCACTCCGGCAGCGGCAGCGGCCTGGTCCTCGATCCAACTTTCAAGCCCGTGCCGATCGCACAAGTGCTGGTGGACGCCGGCATCAGTGGTGGCGAAGGACAGGGGCCGATGGGACCGCCTGGCGCGGCGGCAACCGTTAACGTCATCGGCACCAACACGCTGAGCCCTGGCAGCACTGCCAGCGTGGCCCAGGGCGGGACGTCGCAAAACCGCACGCTCACCTTCAATATCCCACAGGGACAGTCTGGCACCGATAGCGCGATCCCTACGCTGATGATCGCACGCGGCAGTCGTGAATTTGCGGCACCGGGCTGGACCCGAATTCGGTTGCGTCTGGTTGCCGGTTCCGTGCAGCCCGGCGATCAGGTTTTCCTGTTGCGTTACAGCTATTCAGGCCGCGGCCGCTCCAGCCCGCGGACCGAGACCTATCAGCACCGTGATCACGGCTGGCAGGTAACCCGCATCGGCTACAGCAACCACGCCACGCGCGCGGGTTTTCGTCATCCTGAGCAGCCGCCGAACTGGGGCGCCTTCAGCACCTATGTCTGGACCCCGGCATTCTACAATGGCGGCATGGCCAATGCGCCCGGCGTGCAGATGGACGTGCGCATACCGTTTCAGGAGATGATGCGCCACAAACCACTGCATCGGCGGCGCGGCAAGGAAATCCTCAAGTTTGTCGTGGCTCGTCCGAGCTTGGGCCGGCCGCCCTACCAGTATGGCGATTGCCTCAACACGCTCGTCGTCCGTTTGCACGGCAAGGGGGCGCCGGGAAGCCTCGATAGACGCGTTTCGATCACAGTGCGGGCCTGAGACCGGAGCTGTGCGGGCAATCCCGCGCGGCTGGGAGACTGGAGCCATGCGGGCAGTCCCGCGTGGCTGGGAGACAAGAGCTACGTGGGCAGTCCCGCGTGGCTCCCGCGCTGGCGAGCAACACCAGAATGAGGTTAGCCATGAGCGAGTATGACACGGCGACCAACATCGGCATGACCCCACTGCTGCAGACGCAGATTCCGACACAAGGCGCGCAGGGCGCTAATACCGGACCGCCCCGTGTGGTGCTGCTGACCAGCGACTTTAGGCAAGTCGATGCAGCCGCTGTCGTGCGAGCCGGTGGGGGCGGAGGCGGCACCGTCGATTTTGCCAATCCGGTGATTGTGCCAGCCAATTCTGCTGTGCCGGCCGGTTCCTGGCTCCTTGTTCAGGGGGCCACTTCGATACGCTACACAGTAGCCGGTACCCAGTATTGGGTGACTGGCAGTTTCGTAATTTCCGATGGTGTGCAGGCATTCAATGACACATCCAATCCGCTAAGGCTGGTAGCAATACCATGAAGTTGCCAAATCAGCGGCTACTGGGCGGCTTGCCAGCAATCCGCGCCAATTGCTCCGTCAGTTCCTCCAGCAGCCGCTCAATCCGCGTCATTTGCTCCAGCAGATGCAGCCGAAACCGCGCCTGGTCGTAGACCATGTCTCTCTCAGGTTCAGCCACGGCGGCGGACTAGGGCAAGACCGAGAAGACCGGAGCCGAGTAGGGCCAGGGAGGCGGGCTCGGGAACGCCGCCGACAGGCGTCGGGACGGCGGTCGCTGAGAAGGTGACCTGAGCGCCCGCTTCGGCGGTGCCCTGGGTGGTCAGTTCGAACTGACCTTGCGTCGCGTCGAACCCGGTCAGGGTCAGGATGCCGGTGCCGTTGACGGTCAGGCTCGGCAGGCTCGCAGTGCCGTCCGCGGTGAACGTCGAGCCGGCGTCGATCGAAAGCGTGGACGTCAGCGCTCCGTCGTGGATCACCCAGAGCGGGCCAGAAGATGCGCTGGTAAGCGGCGAGGTCAGCGTCACACACCCGGTGCACAGCGGGAGAATGGAGAAGTCCCCGCTCACACCGCCCAGGTTGCCCGGCCCCACGAAGCTGATCGAGCCCGGCGTGAAAGTATCCGAGCCGTTGATGGAGACCTCTGAGCCCGGCGCGATCGGCGCGGCGCCCGCCGCGAGAGGGGCCAGAGCAAGTGCGGCGACGAGCGTCCTCATGGCGTCCTCCGGGGTTAGGAGTTTGCTCTTAGCATATTAGGTATTTGCTCTTATCGGAAACTTGTGTTTATCCTCCGCCCCGTCTCCTGACCGGTGGGACCGACAAGAGACCGCCCTGGATGAGCGCACGCTCCCACGTCCTTCTGGGGTTGTAAGCGGGAGCGCCGACCGAGCGGTGCGCGACTAACCCGACGTCCTCCGCACGGAACCCGAAACGGTTCTGTGGGCTGCTAAAGCAGCCGGGAGGCCTCTTTGCCCAATCAATTGCTGACCCTTGGCATGATCACCAGGGAGGCGCTGCGGCTGTTTAGAAACAGTAATTACTTCCTGAGGACTGTTCCGAGACAATTTGACGACCAATTTGGCCGTCGCGGAGCAAAAATTGGCGCACAGCTAAGGATACGCTTGCCGAACGACTACACCGTGCGGCTTGGGCCAACCGCAATGCCTCAATCGACTAACGAGCAGCAGACGGTGCTGACGTTGGCAACGCAGGCCGGCGTCGATGTGGCATTTAGCAGTGCCGAGCGCGAGCTGAGCCTCGATGACTATAGCCGCCGGATCCTCGCACCTGCAGTCAATGTGCTTGCTGCACGCGTTGCCGTCGACCTGATGAACAACGTCAATAACGGGGTGAATTTCGTCCGCAACGTGGATGCCACCGGCAACACCATTCCGCCGACTGCGGGCACGTGGCTCGCCGCAGGCGCGCTGCTCGATATGATGTCCAGCCCTCGTGCGGACCGCTTCGTGGTGATGGACCCGCTGACGCAGTCGAGGACCGTCACAAGCCTGATGGGCCTGTTTAATCCACAGCGGATTATCAGCGAGCAGTATATCCGCGGCACGCTCACCACAGACACCTTGGGTTTCGATTGGGGTATGGATCAAACGACCTCGGTCCACACCACCGGGAACTACGGCACGCCGCCCACGGTCAACGGCGCGAACCAGACGGGCGCCATGCTGACCGTCACGCCGCTGGCCGGTAATGTGAACCGCGGCGATGTGTTCAGCATTCCCGGCGTCTACAGCGTCAACCGTGTGTCTAAAATGCCGAACGCGCTCCTGGCGCAGTTCGCGGTGCAGCAGGACCTGGCGGCCGGCGCGACGGTCATCCCGATCTATCCGCCGATCATACGTTATGACACTACGACCAATATGCCGCAGCCATACCAGACGGTGAATGCGTCCCCAGCAACTGGAGCCGCGCTGCAGTTCGCCACGGCGCCCGGGGAAGTATTCAGGAAGAACTTCGCGTACTATGCCGAGGCGGTGACTTTGGCAACCGCGGAACTGGAATTGCCTCAGGGCGTGCATGAGGCCGCAAGAGAGACATACGATGGTATCAGTATGCGAATGATTACAGATTACGCGGTAATGTCAGACCAATTCATAACTCGTCTAGACATCCTCTACGGTAGCGCGTTACTCAGGCCTGAGTGGCTGGTTACCGTCGCAGACGTGCCGTGAAGACACGCGGAGCCAGGGTGCCGAAGCCGAAGCCTGCGCCACGTGAAACACCCCGCCGCGTGGTGATGCATCCGCGCGTCGGGAAAGCACCGCGCCCCGGCATCCAGCACGGCAGAGGGTGGAAGCCATGAGCGTTAGTCTCAACCAGGCGCCCGAAGAGACCAAAGAAGCGCCGCCATCAGACTATCCGCGCGCCATGTATCGTCACGACGGGCAATACAAGGCCGCCGCAAGCCCCGATGAGCAGGCGGAGTTAGAGCAGGCCGGCTGGAGCACATCCTACGTTGCCCCCCTCAAGCCGCAGTCGGCCCAAGGCGCGGTGCAGGCCTCGGGATGGGATCCATTCGCCATGCTGCTGCGCGAGGTGCTCGAGGAAGTGCTCGACGCCAGAGGCTTAGGCAAGTCCCGCGCCGAGCGCGACCAGGCGCCAAATCTGCGGCAGGAGACCATGCAGTGGCCGCTCGGCAAGAAACAGGAGGCCAGGAAGAATGGTTAAGCGACTGCATATCGGCACCTTCAAAAGCCAGCCGCCCAGGGGCGTGAAGCCAGCCAAAAAGCGCGGCCATCTCTCGACCGGCCCGCGCGAGCGCTCGGACATGGATGGCATGCCCACCGAGAAAATGCTCGACCCGGCGTCAACACGCATGGGCCTGCGCAACCGCGTCGGCCATACCGGCGGCAAAGGCTTGCCTCGCACTTCACCCGATAAGCGTCTGGGATACACAAGATGAGCGGCACAGTTTCCCCCTTCGATCCCCCGAACTGGGGTCCGGTTCCCGGTCCGATGTATGTCGCCGGCGGCTGGTTCCAGTTCCCGACCTTCCCGTCCTACTGGTACCACCCAGTGCTCAAGTGGCGGCTGATCAACAACGCCACCGACTTTCTCACGCTGACCGGTAGCTGGTCACCGACTGCGGGCCTTGCCGACATGAGGCGAACGGAGGCGGAGGCCGAGGTGGTAATCCAGAACGACCTGAATCGGACTTTGGCGCAGATGGGCGCCATTACACCGGCAACCACCGTGCCCACCAACAACCCGGTCAATTACCGCTCCGCCGCCTGGCAGGCGGTCATAGACCGCGGCTGGCAAATTACCCCGCTCGCCGCAGCTGTGGATCCGATCGGCACGCCAGCACCCGTGGTCGAAGGCCGCGCGCCAGGCGTCACGCCACCTCCTGGCTCTAACCAAGGCGCCACAGTGCAGGCGAGGTCCGAGGACAAGAATGCAGGCCCGCAGGTCACCGGCACGCAGCCTACGCCCGGGCCATCACCGCGAGGGCAACAGCCAACACCAGAGCAACAACATGCCGCTGACCAGCTCTCGGCAGGCATACCTCCCGCACAGCCGCAGGACCAGCCAAAGCCTGGGGAACAGGAACAGCCGAAATCCGGGGAGCAAAGGCCGGGGCAACCTGGCGAGCACGAGCAACCCAAGCCCGGCGAGCATGGCCAGCAACAGCACAACGAGCACGGTCAGCACGGATCGCCGCGGCCCGGCGGCGCAAGGAGATAAGGACTGACCGCTGACGAGCTGGTCCAGTTTGCGCTGAAAATCGCGGGCGTCCTCGGCGTGGGCCAGTCGCCCATCCCGCAGGACAATGCCGATGCCATGACTGCGCTCTCGCTCATGATGCAGCAATGGCAGCGCAGACGCTGGATCGTGTTCCGCCTCGACGACGCTTTCACTCCCGTTACACCGTGGCAGGGCATCTATACCGTCGGCCCCGGCGGAGACTTCGATTTTGAGTTAGGGCCGCCCGCCGATCGCCCCGGCACCATCGAAAGCGCGTTCCTGCGACAGTTGACGGGGTTGGGCGTTCCTGATGGCTTCCCTGTCGATTACCCGCTCAGAAAGATACCGTCGAAGGAAGCCTGGAACCGCATTCCACTGAAACACCTGGGGTCGTGGCCGTTCCAGTACTTCTACGACCCGACATGGAAGCCGGATAATCCGCAGGGCACCGGCACGCTGTATATCTGGCCAATTCCCATCCAGAGTTTCTTCGAAGTCCATATCAGCGTCCCGCGTGATATTCGCCACATACCGCCATACACGGACCTTACCGACTATCTGCCGCCCGAGACCGAGATGGCGATCGTCTACAATCTCGCCGCGGTGCTTCGCGTGAACTACCAGATGCCGCCCGATCCGCAGCTATTGGCGCTGGCGCGCTCGACAGTGGGCACGCTCAGGACTGTCAATTACGCAGCGGGCCAGTTGCGCATGCCGGATGCGTTGAAAAGGCAGGTGAGATTCAAGAATCCGCTTAGTGGCCATTACCCTGAAGTATCGGCAGGAATGCCGTATCCGACACTGCTATGAGCGGCACGCAGAACCTCTGGGGCATTCCCAGCACCAGCTCTGCCATCATGCCGCTGCCGAATACGCAGCAACTGGTCGCCTGGCAGAGCGGTGATCAGCTCGCCGCAGCTGACTTGAACTGGAACTTCGCGCTGCTGCTCAACATGATCATGAGTGTGCGGGCTGGCGCGCTCGCGGCCGATCCACAAACTGCCGACAACACCGCCGATATCGTTACCCTCGCTGAGCATATCGAGCTGATCGAACGCCAACAGTCGCGCCCGCGACAGAACCAGCCAGACGCTGCGCCGATGGCCATGCTCGCGCAGATCATTAAGCAGTTGGACGAGGTCCGTAAGCGCCTCGAGAAGCTGGAAGCGAAGGCGCAGTAATGCTATTACCATCATATGCCCTCGGCGCAGGATTTGACCGGTCAAGTCTTTGGTCGTTGGACGGTCCTCCGGCTAGGCGAACCTCGCGGAAAAGTCAGGGAATGGCTGTGCCGGTGCGAATGCGGGACGCTCCGTGCTATCCCAACCGGTCTACTGAACTGCGGCCATACGACATCCTGCGGCTGCGGAAGATTGAATTATCTCGATCTAACGGGCCAGCAATTCGGACGATGGACTGTACTCAAGCGAATGCCGAAGCGCGGTCGCCATCTCTGTTGGCTATGTCGTTGTGCGTGCGGTACCGAACGCGTAGTTCTCGGGTTCAGCTTGACAAGTGGCAATTCGACTGGCTGTCACTGCCAAGGCGATCTAACCGGTCAAACTTTCGGCAAGTGGACGGTTTTGTCATTAGATCATTTGAAGCCAAGCCGTCTGCGCTATTGGCTCTGCCGTTGCGAATGTGGGCAAGAGCGAGCGGTGTCTGCAGGGAACCTCAAGAATGGACTTTCCGCATCCTGTGGCTGCACCATCGGAGCATCAGCCAAGCAACGGTTCAGCAGACACGGATTGTCGGACAGCAAGCCGTATATGGTGTGGAGCAGCATGCTGCAACGCTGTCACAATCAGAATACAAAACATTATTCCGCTTACGGTGGCCGCGGCATTCGCGTATGCGACGCATGGCACGATTTCGCAGTATTTTGGCGAGATATGGGGCCGACCTATGCAGAAGGGCTAAGCATCGAGCGGGTGAACAACGATGGCAATTACGAGCCTGGCAACTGCATTTGGATACCGTTAAGCGAACAGCACAAAAACCGCCGTCCTCGATCGGAGTGGCGGCGTAATGCGCTTCCCTTTAGTACAAGGCTCGTATGAGGCTAGAGGAGTATTGGCTAACGCTCAGAGCTGTATTAATTTGTTCGCGGAAAGTAATCCGCAAGACGCACCATTTCCTGTAACGCACTATCCAAGCTCCGGCCTTTCGCTCTTCGGTGACTACTCCGCCATCGAGCCAGGCCAGATCGTGCGCGGCATGTACTGGGCTACTTCGTATGATAAGGCGTACGTCGTCATTGGCCAGCACCTCTACCAGATCAACGGCCCAGGCAGCGGAGGGCTCAGCCTGGTCGGTGACCTCGGCAGCAACTCCGGCAATCCGGTGCGCATGCAGGGCAATGGCACCACCATGGTAATCGTAGACGGCAGCCACGTCCCGCCGCAGGCCTCGGGCACCATTGGACACGGCTGGACCGTGCAGTTGGAAACGAACGCGTTCGCGCCAATCAACGATCCGAACTTCTACGGCTCGAACAATGTGGACTTTATTGACACCTACCTGGTGTTCAACTGGCCGGGCACCCCGACCTTCTACACCACAGTTTCCAACAGCACGGACTTTGTCGACCCCCAGCAGGTGCCCTACTTCGCCGAGAAGATCGGCTACGTGGACGACCTCGTCGTTGCCGTCTGCCTCCACGACAACATCTGGCTCCTGGGCGCGGTAACCTCCGAGGTTTGGTTCAATGCCGGCGCCGCGGCGTTCCCCTTCGCCAGGATGCCGAACTCCATCATTCAGCAGGGCTGCGTCGCGCCATATAGCGCCGTCGTTGCCGACAATGCGGTGTTCTGGCTTTCGCAGGACCGCTTCGGACGCGCAATGCTGATGCGCGGAGAAGGCTATCAGGCACGCAGAGTAAGCAACTTTGCGGTCGAGCACGAATGGGCGAAATACGGCCCGCTCGTGAACACCATGGCCATGGTTTACAATCAGGCTGGCCACGAAATCGTGCTGTTACAGTTCCCCGAGGCCAACGCGACCTGGGCCTACGACGCAGTCACACGCCAATTCCACAGGCGCACATACGGTCCAAACCAGGACGCGTGGCTGCCCTATTGCACCAGCTTCGTCGGCTCGATCTGGGGCCAGGACTTTCGCGATCCGCTCTGGCTCGCTGGCAGCAGGGCGGGGCCGCAAATCTATGAGATCAGCCGCAACGTCTACACAGACGCCGGCATGCCGATTAAACGCGTGCGCGCCTGGCCGCATTTGCTAAACGACGGCAAGAAGCTTTCGCATACCGAGTTTGTTGCCGCCATGCAGGCGGGAACGCTGACGCCCGATCTGATTACGCTCCGCTGGTCAGACGACGGCGGCAACACCTGGGGCAACCCGGTAGATCAGGCGAACATCGGCTGGAACACGCTCGGGCAGTACAGCTGGAACCGCCTCGGCATGTGCCGCGACCGCGTCTATGAGCTTAGCTGGACCAGCCCCGGCGAGACCGCGCTTAACGGCGCCTGGGTGCAGGCGATCCCGTCCGAGACATGATCACGTTCTCCAAATCGCTGTCCCGGCGCATGGCCTCGATGATCGAGCGGGCAATCGGCTCAGGCGCCACACTGCACTTCTATGCCGGCGCTGTGCCCGAGAGTGAGGATACGCCAGCTACCGAAGCCAGCCATCGCGACGCAACAAAAGAAGATATCGACGCCCTGGTCAAAGGGGATGAGCCAAGGCGAGACGCCGACTACGCGTTCTGGCGGCTCTATGACATCGGCGGCCTGGTGCTGTTCCAGGGGGATTGGACATGAGCGCGACCGCCACCGGCAATATCCCCATCCTGTTCACCGGCATGCTGTCGGCCGAGCGGCCGTTCGTGGAAATAGACCTCAGGCTTACGGCATTGAGCTACCGCTGGCTGTTCGACAACTTCCTGGCCATCAGTAACGCGATCAACAACATCAATACGAACATCGCCGATATCGCGGCTGTGCAGCAGCAGATACTCGCCCAGCAGGCGCAGATAGAGGCGGCCCAGGCGGATATCCTCGCTAATACCACGGGCCTGCAGAACAACGCCGCCGCAATCACAACATTGCAGGGCCAGGTCAGCACGTTACAGGGCGAAGTCGCGTCGCTTACCACACGCATGGGCACTGCAGAAGGCAATATTGCCAATTTGCAGGGGCGCATGGCCGACGCCGAGCGCCGGCTCAACGGCAGCCCGGGCATCATCGCATGATCGCGCAGACCGAAAAGCTGGCCGCTGTGCGCAACCTCATCGCAGCAGAACTGCCTGCGCATGCGGCAGAGGCGCACGACGACATGCCGATCGCACCCCGCTGGGAAGTCTACGAAGCGCTCGAAAAGGACGGCCGCCTGCTGATTGTGACGCTGCGCGAAGGCCTCGCGTTCGCTGGCTACTGCTCCATCCTCATCATGGCGCCGCTGCACCACGGGAAATCGATCGAGGCGATGATCGATGTCTTCTGGGTCAATCCGCAGTTTCGTGGACGCCAAGGCGGCCGGCGGCTGTTTCGCAAGGCCGAGGAAGAACTGCGCAAGATCGGCGTCGAGCGCTGGCTCGGACTTTCGCGACTGGCTTGCGATAGCGCCGCCCTGTTCCGCGCCTGTGGCTTCCGTCCGATCGAAACGCTCTACGAGAGGAGGCTCTAATCGGTGGCGTTGCTTCCGCAATCGGTGATATCGGCTCGGTGGTCGCTGCGCCGTTTACTGGCGGCGCAAGCCTCGCCGCTATTCCCGCGATCAATGCCGTGGGCGGGATAGCTTCCGGCATTGGCGGCGCGATCTCGGGCGGGGCGCAGGCCGCTGCCGCCACGCATGCCGCGGACCTCTCCGCACAAGTGCAGCGGGAGGCGATGGCCCAGGCGCAGGCCAACCAGCTGCCGTTCATGCAGGGCGGCCAGGCTGCGATTACGCCGCTGCAGAACCTACTCGGTATCGGCCCCCAGCCCGGTCCTTATCCCCAAGCTATCGCCAACCTCGTTGGCGTTGGACAGCAAGGCGTCGCCGGCTCGCCTTATCTCAACCAACTGCAGAATATGATGGGCTTAGGCCCAGGTGGGGCGGCGGGAATGAACGCTGCCCTGGCACAAACGCCAGGTTATCAATTCGCTTTGAGCCAGGGATTGCAGGCAACGCAGAACGCGCAGGCGGCACAAGGCCTCGGTGTGTCTGGCTCAGCATTGAGAGGTGCGGCAGACTACGCCACAGGGTTGGCAAGCACCACGTACAACAACCAACTGCAGAACCTGCTGAACGCTTACACCACTAACTACAACACGCTGACCGGCGCCTATGGGCA